AGCGCTCATAAAGCGTGTCGCCAATCTCACGATAGAAGGTGTAGTAAGGAAGCGCACTGGCCGGAGTAATAGTGTGCGTGTAGTTGGTCGTGCCCGTGCTTGAGATGGTGCCCAGTACGGACTCAAGAATGTGATGAATGTTCGAGTCACGCACATACACTTCTGGCGTGCCCTCAACCGAGAAGTTCTGGACGTAAGCAACGCCCTGATCACGGCTGGAATCAGTCTCAGACAGGTTCTCTACCGAACGGACGGGGCCGATGGAGCCGCCGGAGAACGGAAGAACATCCCAAGTGGATGCAGTAGAGTTGGCAGTGCCCTTGCCGGACTGCTTGCCAATACCAAAAAGTGCGTCATTTCCGCGAAGTCCACCCATTTACGAACCTACCTTAACAGCCGGAGAGGCAGACAGGGCTGAAGCGGTCTGCTGAGAAACGGTCTTGCCAGCAGCAGAAATCTCCACACGGCCGTCAGAATCGGCGTCTGCCGGGTCCACGCCTACAACAGAGACGAAAACCGAGCCATCAGCAGCAAAATCAGGGTTGAGAGAGACCTTTACGCCTTCCTTCGACGCGGCCTTCTTGGGCTTATCTTCGGCCTTTACAGCCTTTGCTTCATCGGACATTACCCCTTAGAATATCGTGCGGTGTGCCAGTCTAGCCGGGGAAAGAAGCCAGATTATTGCCGTGGCCCTCGATTTGAGCCTCAAGACGGGACTTGTTTCCAGTCGGATCGTCCGGGTAGTCAATCCGAGTAAGCCGCAGGAACCACATCTCGCCGGTGTTTCCGCTCGATTGCGTCTGAAAGGCGCTGCGCAGACGGTCGCCGTAGTCCTCGATCACGCCGGGATCAACTTGAATGGTCTCGTCCGGCTCGGCATCGTAAGCCATATAAATCTGAAGCACGACAGGCACGACCAACTCGATTACGCGCCCCGGACGCTCGTATTCGGCCTCTGGATAGACCGCCGCGACCGTCTCGCCTTCTTTTCCGGCAGCACGGGTCAATTTGTCGTTCGTCACGATTAGACCTTCGGCTGAGAACTCGTCCTCAACGATGTCGATTACGCGCTGCCGAACTGCTGTAGCCGCTGATGCCATCAGACTCTCAACTCCTGAAAGATAACCTCGCCAATTTCTTCTTCGTGTTCTCTAATAGCGCCTTGCACGTAGCCGTTGTACGCTCCTATATGGCCGGGATGCGTCACATAGCCCTTTGGCGAGTAGCCGCCGGACCACTGATAACGCGCAGGGTAGCCGTATCCGCCCTCTCTTGGAACGCGAGGAATAGGATAATTTCTTTTGCCTTTGCCTTCGTTCAACAGGACGGCGTGCGGAGCGCCAAAGCCGACACTTATCGCGGCGCTGGTATCGCCCGCTCCAATGACTCGTACCGACCGAAGCATTGAGCCGGTCCTAGTGTTGAACTCGCTCTGCATGGCGGAGCGTATTGCGGCTGCGCCCATTTCTGCGCCAACTACAGCCGCTTTTTGCGTCTTGCCCTCCAGTTCTGTGAGAAAGCGCTTAGTGCCTTCTTCTTGGCGCTGGCGCATCGGGATATAAATATCAACTTCGCCTTGCTCCAGATCAAAAGCACGGGAAAGGGCACGAGCCACAGCCTCGTTTCTACGTCGCGTCAGCCAACTCTTCTTGCCCGCCGCTACTCGAACTGGGTCTTTCTTGCGGGCAGCCATTACAAGTTGATGCGGCGATACGGCTCAAGAATCGAACGAGCGTTGAACGGAACCGCCTCCATCGTAGCCGAGTTGATGACTGGCGGAATGTAGTAACTTTCCGAAACCTCAGCAACGGACTTCGATGACAGCGATCCGTAAGGATTGTCCGTCTCGACTTCGAAACTGGCGGCGGTCCAGATGATCGCTCGCTTGACATCCGAAGGCACTGATCCCCAGCCCCAGTCAGCATTGACCGTGACCTCAGTTCCGAGGGTGTTGGACAGCGAGGTGCCGAAGATGTCCTCGTTGCGCTCGAAACCCATCTCGACCGAGGTGAGGTACGAGGTTTCCAACTGAATGTAAGTGTAGATGCCGTGCGCGGCCGACGGGCCTTCGCTCCGCTCTTCCCAACTGGCGATGCCCAGCCCGGTCACGTCATTTATCACTGTGCAGTCATCGATCTCAAGAAACAGGCTGCCGGGTTCGAGCCAGAAAGTGCGGTCGGCTACCGACGTACCAGCAACGCCTGCCGTGGCCGTAGAAACGCTTACAGCGGGGCTGGTGCCGCCTGTGAGGGTATCCGCGCCGGTTATAGTCGGCACGTTCTGAGAGCCAAGTTCTCCAATGAACGTGACCGTCCACGGCCCTCCAGCGCTCCCTGTGACCGTGATCGCGCCAGCGGCAATAGTGCTCAGGTTCTCCAACTTGCCGAGGACCGTCGCGGCTGAGGCGTTGTGCTGAATGTTGCTGGTCGTCTGCTCGTTAAACGTCAGCGTGAAGTGCCCGCCAGTCGGATTGCCGGTCAGCGAGACGGTCTGTACCTCGTTCACGCCTCCTACAAGGGTCTTCGTAAAGTCGCGCTGCGTGAAGTTGACGACAGCCTGCTCTGCGGCGGACAGGGCCGCGTCGTGCTTGGCGTCATCGACCGTGCCTGTAATGCCAAGCGCGGTCTTGTACTCGTCGAGTGTTACTAGTTGCGACACAAGTACAGGATAGCGTCGAGCGCGCCGCCCCTACACGCGCCCGACAGAGTTTGCAGGAACTCAGGGGCAGACTTTATGAGGCTAGGGAGATCAGCCAGCCTTGTAACCGGCGGTGACGGTGGCGATGGTGACGCCCGGCGTGGTGCCGCCAGTGAGGGAGGAAGTCGCAGTCATTGCGGCTACGTTGGTAGCGGCAAGTTCCCCGATGAAGGTGACGGTGTAAGGACCGCCAGCCGAGCCGGTGACTGAGACATTTGCTCCGTCGATGCTGTCGATGGCGCGCAGTGCGCTCTGGACAGTCGAAGCAGCAGCATTGTGGTTGATGGCGGCAGTCGTGTCGCCGTCGAAGGTGAGGGTGAAGGTTCCGCCAGTGGGCGAGCCGGTGATGGTGACAGACTGAACCTCGTCGGTATCGACCGTCTGATCGGGGTTAATCGCCGTGGTGGGATCGTCCGCATCGTGAACAGCCAGCGGATCGAGGCCCGTAGCGTCAGCAGTGGGGTACACGTCGCCGTCAGGAATCTGCACAGCGTCAGCGGCGGTCGGGTCAGTTACGACAGTGCTCAGGTGCGCTGCTACAACCTTGCCGGTTTCCGCATCAACAACAACTTCCTTTGTGATCGGCTTATCTGTGAGTGAGCGTGTGTTTCCCATATCAGTATCCTACCTTATCCGTTGGCAAGTCCCGATCCGCCGATGACATAAAATGCCTTCGGGTAACGGGCGGCCGTGAATCCTACCGCGTCCTCGGCGCGGAAGATGGTTGCGTTGGTAGTGAAGTAAACGTGCTCGGAAGCGTCGAGGCTAAGTCCGGCGTGATCAAGGATCAGACCCTCGGAGAAGTTTCCGACGATGACGCGGCTCTCGTTGTCGTTGTCACCGAGGTTGGTCGGGACGTTCCGGGTCGTGATGACCGGGAGGCCGAAGAGGCTGCCGCGAGGACCGTTGTAACCCGGAATCGGATCAACGCTGTCGCGGGTCTGGGGCTTGCCGACGTAGTACTCAGCAGTTGCGTCAGCCTTACGCTCCTTGACGATGCGGCCCCAAGTGCGCGGGTGCATCAGGATTGCGTTCGGTGCGCCGTAGTACTCGGTGTGAATGGCGGTGATGCCGTCCACGATCTCGTCGAGCAGATCAGCAACGTCACTGGAGGTCAGGAGAGAAGCGGAGTTGGACTGGACGCCGGGGGTGTTCAGGATTCCCGTAGGCTGGCCGTTGCCGGAACCGCTGATGAAGGCGATCTCCTCAAGGGCCGCGAGACGCTTCGCAAGGTCTTCATAAACAAGGCGGTCAACCGAAGGCTGGCTGTTCCTGAGCAACTGGTTCGTGACGACCGACATACCGGCCTTCCAGAAGGTGTTGACAGAAATCTCACCGAAGGTCATGTCGGACTCAGGCTTGTCAGCCAGTTCCGCGACCCAGCCTGCGCTCAGTCCGCCGGTGATGGCGGCGATGCGGAGCGTGTCGGACGATACCGGCACACGGCTGAAGAGTGGGCGAAGGACGTTAGCCTGCTCGCGGATGGTGAGCAGTTCGCTCGAAACCTGCGGCGGGACCAGATAGCCACCAGCGGAGCCGCTGGATTGCGTCATGGTCTTAGCGGACATCGCCTCGGCCCAACGGGCGGTTGCGGCGGCGTCGTTCTTGGTCAGAGACTTGTGTGCGTCTGCGAAGAAGGAAGGATTGTCGGAGTCGTCGGTCCACGGAGACTCGTCAGAGTCAGCGGACTCGCCTGCGCCAAGCGCGAAGTCGGAGTGAGGCTCACGAGCGGCGCTGATCGCGTCACGAAGAGTAGTGACCTCAGAAGTCAGGCTCTTAACCTGCGCCTTCTGAATCTCCTCGTCACGAGCGGCGGTGAGAGTCTTAACCTGCTCGTCAATGCCCTCGATCTGCTCGGTCAGCGACTTGACGGACTCGCCATCATGGTCGTCGGCCTCAAGGCGCTCGGAAAGTTCAGTTGCCCGCTCGGTCAGTTCCTCGAACTGGGGGCCGAAACGGTCATCGATCTGCTTGATAAGGTCGGAATCCATTTGCATAAAGAATCTAATCAGGTCGCGTGACAAAAACGCAGGAACCTAGCCCCTCCGGCAAGTTTGATTTGAAGAAGCGGACTTTGAGGTTGCGCCAGCGTAAGTGAAGGTGCCTGAGAAGCGCCACTTACGGGTCGCACACCGGGCCTTAACGTAGTGCTGCACCTTGCCCTTGTACTTCCAAGAGCGCTGCACCTTTGTCTGGAACTCGATGATAGCGCTACTGAGTGGCAGCGTCGGGATACTGACATCGAGCACCTTGCCGAACCCGCTTCGTCCAGAGGGCTTCAGCACGCCGGTCAGCACCGTGCCAAGCGCGACAGCGTTAGTGTAGGAGAAGAGACGCAAGACAGGACGCCCGTTAACTGGCGGGCCGTTGAAGGCAGTGATCTCTGCGTCCAGCACTGTCTCGGTAAAGCCGGCCAGCGCTACCTTTGCTGCGCCAGTTCCGACAATCGAGTTCGGACAGGCTGCGCGGGCGAGTGCTGTGTTCAATCCATCAATCGCGGCGCGGCAGACCGGCAAGCCAGCGGCGGTGAACACAAAGTCATCATCAAAGTAAATCTGAGCGCGAGTGGCCGGGAAAATTTGAGCGCCCGGAGCATCTGGCCCGGTTGCGGTAATCACGTTAAGCGATGCGGCGGTGTAAGTCTTCGCCGGGTGCTTGATCGGCGCGGCTGTCGCCGAGACCGTCTGTGTGTTGGCTCCGGCTGAAGTCGGAAAAGCCAAGAATCCAATAATTGCTATGGTTGAGATCAGTCGTTTCACTTGTACGCTCCTTGTCTTTCTAGTTCGGCCTTTCGGCGGCGGGCTTTCGCGGCAATGGCTTGTGCGGCGGCGCGGGTCTTAGGTACTGGCTCGCCCCAAGCCGCAGCAGTTAGAGCAAGTCTAGTCGGTTCGCCGTTCTTTCCAATCATCGGCCCGGACGGGTTTGTGTAGAACCGCAGCGCCCATGAAATCCAGCGCTTCTTGTCTGCGACCGATGCCTTCGAGTAATTCTTTACACCGGGTCGGATGTTCTGGCCCTGCGCTTTAAGCGAGGCCCGGCCCTTACTATTTAGACCGCCTTTTGGGTTCTGCCCTTCTTTCCGCTGCCACGTCTCAGATTTTTCTGTCTGACGGGGTTTGCAGTTGACGCACTCGCAGTCAATGCAATCGCAGTTAGCGCAATCGGCGCAGTCGCACTGGCTACAGCCGGTCAGGGACTTCGAGCGGTAGTTCTCGCACTGCTTGGCAAAGGTGTCCAACTTGCGCTGTGCGCGAGCGACGGCTTCAGCCGAGGCGCCCTTCACTTGCGAGATGCGAGCGCGAGCGTTTGCCACAGCGCGGCAGTTGAGAGTTCCGTCCGGCTCACGAACGGGCAGGCCGTAGCGCTGCTTGCCCTCACCGGCATCGGGGCCACGGTCGAGGACACAAGCGCGCTTCCACTGAGCATCGTCGTAGCCAGCCGACGAGCCGGACCACGGCTGATCGGTGAAGTCGCCCATCGACTTCTTAGAAGGCAGGACGGGGCGGAGGTCTTCGGCCGAGGGCTTGCCGCCAGCGGCGCGGGCCACTTCGACGACTGCCCTCAACAGCGCTGGCAAATCCTCTCGGCCCTTGTAAGTCATGTCATCAACCGACTCGTCCCACTCGCTCTGCCACTCAATCGAGGCGAACAGTTCGGCCAGCATCTCGGCGTCCCCGGCCTGCGCGACCATTCCAACTCGATCCAGCAGCGCAGCCAGCATACCTTCGTCAACCTCGTACTCGTCTTCCTCGTGCATCGCCTTCGACGCAACCTCAAGGCGGTCGTAGGCGGCATGAAGGTCGGCTACCTTCTCTGCGAAGTAGTTGAGCGCTTCGGCTGTCTCGTCGGAGACCTCTTCGATCTCACCGGCCGCGATGTCCTCTGCGGCGGCTTCAAACGACTTCTGCGCCACAGCGAACAGCGCGCCGGGCTGGACTGGCACGGGAGTTACGGAAATCTCTGCGAGGTCGATGGTGCCGATGCGCGGGCCGTTCTTTGTGATGGTCACGCGAGACAAGCCGCGAACCGACAAGCCCTTCATCATGCCGCGCCTTACCTTATCGACGACATCCTCAGCCCAAGTCCCAGCCTGTGCTTTTGCGATGCGAGCGCGTGTCCACAGACCACGCTCAGGGTCCACGCGCAGTTCTTCGATAACGCCCAACTGTCGCTTATTGTCGTGCTCGAAAAGAAGCGGAATCTCTGCACGGGTCGCCTTCTCGCAAGCGTCGTCGAACGCTCCCGGTAGAAAAGCCTCACCCTGTCGGTCAACCTCGAAATCTGCGGCATACCCTTCAATGATGACATCGCCTTCGTCGGTAGTGACCGATTTCTCGGTCGGAATCAGAACATCGAGTTCAAAAGGTGCGTTTGCATCCATACTTACAGATTACGCTAACGGGTGACGCGAGCCGCGACTTCAAACCCGCTGCCCACGGCCCAGACAACCAGAGAAGCAATCATCTGATCAGAGATCGCTAGGATCACAGCAAGCAGAAGAATCAGAGGTGCCAGTGGCGACTTCATACAGCGTCACTAGGGCGCAGAGCGCCCGAAAAATAGGTTCCGAGGTCCAAAGGGGTCAGCCTCCAAAGCGCGGGAAGTTGTAAGCCATGTCGTCAATCGCACACACGATGCACTCGCCAATCTCTCCGGCGTCCCGGCCCGGCAACTTTCCAGAGGCGTATGGGATGCCAACACGCGAGGTCGATCCGCAGCCGGTTGTGTACGTAGTCTGCATCCCCGGCACCGGGGTCATCAACTCTTTGGCTACGGGCGTGCGTTGTGGGGCGAGTTCGGTCGGTCTGCATGGTTCCGGGTAGAATGAGGCTCCTTCCGCTTTTGCGGCTTTTCCAAACCGCTTTAACTGGTTTGCGAGTTCGTGCTGAACGGCCATGCCGCCAGTCTATCAACCGCGAGGGAGAGAGCGCCGGTATCCCTTGACGCGCACAGGCTTCTTGCCCGTGTTCGAGCCGCGAGGGGTGCGAGTGTGACCCTTGACACGTACCGCGCCGCCGGAGCCTCCCGTCTTGTTGCGCTTACCGCGCTGAGTCTTCTTTCGTGCCATCTGCGATAGCCTCCTTCAGTTCGTCGTGTTTATCGGTCAAAGACTTCTGCACCGCCTGCGCCGGGTTCACGGCCGCCGCGCCTTCGGGAATCGAGCCGTCGGCCGGGAAAGCCGCTGTGTTTTCCGGGTTCGCCGGGCGTCCCGCCTCTGAGCCTATAGGCTGATCCACTATACCGCCGCGCTGCTGGCCGGTGCCGGGAAGGTTCAAGATGACATCATCGATGTCGGACCACTCCTGCTTCTGGACCGCCAGCGGCTCAAGTCCTACCTGTGCCCGGATGTCCTTGACCTGCACGCCGGGCAGAGTCGCCATCGATGCGGCGAGGTCGAGCCGATCCTCGATGGGCATGACGTACTCGTGGTCGATTACGAAGTCGAGTCCCCAAGCCTGCGTGAGATGCTTCGAGACCTGCGACTGAATACGATTGAGGAACGGGCGCATCGTCTTGTTGTCGAAGATGCGCTGCGATTCGCGCACTGCCTGTCTGTCTGCGGAGCCGACTTCGCCCAGCAGAGGCAGCGGCACCCTGAAGGCGTCAGCGATGCGCTGCTTGGAGATGTTCGTGAGTTCCACGAACTGAGCCTCGGCCGCGTTGCCGGAGATCGGACGGAACTTCAGACCGCGCTCCAGCATCGCCACCTTGTAGGCGTTGTCTTGGCCGGAGTAGAGTTGCGAGAACTGACGCTTAATCTTGACCCACGTGGACGGCGGAATGGATCGGTCGGACTCCAGCACCCCTGACAGTCGCGTGGACTGCTCGTAGTACTGGGCGACTGACTCCGTGAGAGCGAGTTCGATGTCGTACATGCGCGGGTTGCCAGCGATGATGCTCATGCCCCTCCACGGGTCGTGGGGGTTCGGCTGCTTGACGTGGACGATGTGCTCCGGCTTGAGGCGCACCGGCTCGCCGGTCCTGCCCGGAGCCTGATAGACGTAGGCTTCCGGGTAGTCGTTCTCGTTCAACTCGATCTCGACGAGCGCCGGGCTGAGGCGATAAAGCGCCAGCGGCTTGCCTGTCTCGATCTCAGGCCGGAACTTCAGCCACATGAACTCCCCCGCAACCAGAAGGTCGATCACTGACAACTCCATCAGTTCGGTGTAGTCCATGAAAGGGTTAGGATTCGCCAGAAGGTTCACGAGGTCGTCTGGAGCCGCAGACGCATTATCGTACTTATTGAGAGCAGCGCGGGGGGCTACGACTTCATCGCCACGGCGAAAGTAGTAATCCGCATTTGATGCAGTGCTGGCATACAAAGAGGTGCAGTCCATCACCCAGTCGATTGCGTCCTTGCCGCCGTAGGCTTCAAGGTGACGCTGGGCCGTGCGTCCGGCGAGTCTGCGGCCACGCAGGGTGCCCCCGCCGATGGCGAAATCTGGAGTGGGCTGGTTTGTCGGCGGCAGGGCTTTTCGAGCCTCCGAACCAGTGATCAAGTCTTTAAAAGATGCCATCGCCAAAAGTCTATCGCGGCGTCCGACTTTGTTGTTGTCGTCCGTGAAACAAGGCGGTTTTTATTACACAGGGGGTCTATATAGACCCCCAGTGTGTAATAAACCGCAAATCGGCTTTTTAAGCCAAATCTGTTCTGGGTCTTATAACCCATTTATAGGCCCGTGAAACGCTCTCGTTTCTCGGCCGGTGAGTCTTTCGGCTGGCCGTCCGCTAGTATTCGACAGGTGGATTTGACCCAAGACATAACAAACGCACATCAAACAGCCGAGCAGGCCCGTCTGACCCGTGAGGACTTGCGGAAGACCTACAAGCCCGGCACGAAGGATCGAGAGAGGATCATCGAGAAGACCCTGCGAACCATCGATGAAGCGATGCGGCCGATCAGGTCGGCCATCGGCAAGATCGCATGGGGGCAGACCGAGTTCGAAGACGAACTCCGCGCCGCGAGCGCCGCGCTCCAGTACGAGCGCAAGCAGTTGAAGAAGATGCGCCGCTGATGTTCTTGCTGGTGCTGTTGGCCGGAATGGTCTGGGCGGTCTGGGTGATGTGCGTCAGCGTTGTTGCTGTCGTTCTCTTCTTGGTCGAACTTGCCATGACCGGCTTGCTCGCTTTGTCGAAGCAGATCGATGATCGGAGCCTTTCGTGATTACCGAACTGCTCCTGACTTTCCTTGCCGTCGTGGTGTACTTGTCGATGCTTGTCCTGATCGCCGGACCTCCTCGCAGATGAACGAGTGGGTTCTAGTTGTCGTTGTGATGGCGGTGTACTTCGCCATCCTACTCTGGCCTTTCCGCCGCTAACCCCGCGACCCCGCAGGGTCGTTTCCTCCTAAGCCAGTAACCCCGCAGCCCCGCCTCGTGGTGGGTTACTTGGCGTCCGCCAACTCTGCTAGGGAGCAGGGTCTATTAGGCCACCTGTGAAATATGGTTTCTCGTTGTCACTGGTAGCGCATACCTGAATTTTTTCGTCCCCGGATTTCCGATTTACAGGCACGCCAGAAGCCCTGTAAGCGATTCTGACGGGGTGAAATCTCCCCGCAATACCTCCCTACCCGAAACCCCTTCGACCCCGCAGAGCGGCGCACAGGGCGTCTCAAGGGTAGTCGCCTCTAGGCGTGACTAGGCGTGAGAGGGAAGCGGGATTGTGGGGGCGCGTGCGGCGTTGGAAGGGGTGCCGGAAGGGGAATACCCGCGCCAGACCTTTCACCCCGCGACACGGCGTTACAGGGCGTCTCAGGGGCAAGTCACCCCGCCACGCCTG